TTGGGAGGTAGGCACCAATGTTGGTGCTCTGCAGCCCGGTGGATCCCCGTTGTCAGGTCGCAACGTTAAAACGCTGCGTCTTCTACTTCCAGCAAAGACGTTAAAATTGGCAGGACCCTAGCGGTACGTTTTAACGACCGCGTTCGGCATACCAACCATGGCTTTTGTGACAGACATCCTACGTGTGGCGTGGCTGCGGCGTTTTCGCCAAGCCGGCCCGGTGTATGCCCGGAGCGACTTGAGGGGACTCGTCCCCCCCTCAGTCGTTCCGTGGCAAGTGATTTTTGTCAAATTAGTCTTGGGCCTGCTGGGAACTCGGATTGGGTGGGGGCTTGTGATGCCTCTGCTCGTCCAGTTTTCAACCGGTCGCACGAAGATGGGCTTGATGGGCAAGGCGGAGGGCATGATGGTAACAAGCCTTTGTGCACTCCTCACCAGCTTTCTTGTCTTGAAGCGTGTGACTTATAGCAGGAGCCGATGGGCCGACGAGTTCATCACTGGGGCCACCGAGGCCTGGATGGAAGGGGCCACGGACGGGACCCCTCTCGCCGGAACACCCACAGCTGCTCAGGCTGCGGGTGCAAGAGATCCACCACACATGCACTTCGGCGACTTTTCCCCCGATGTGGCGGCCCTTGCTGCCACTGGTGCGGGCATCGCAGACACTGCCGAGGGTCGCGACATTGTCGGAGCACATGTTCGCGCCATGCTTGATGTGGAGGAAAGAATGCGTCGGGTGGAGAGCTCTATGGGCTCAGTGGGTCAGGTGGGGTGGAGCAGCGCGAGAACGCAGCGCTCCCTCACTGGGTTCCAGCGTGAGTGGCTGTACACAGCCAAGCTGGAGTTCCCGATATGCAAGATCAACGCCGCACAGCGTGCGACGGTGGCCTCTTTTCTGAGGTCTAAGATCAAGCTGGCCCACCCCGACATGCGGCAGACTGATTTGTGGATGCATGTTACGCGGATCACAACTGCGTACTTTATCCCAACTGCCGAAGAAATCCTGCAAGCGCAGGTCCTCCGCGACGCTGAGGTGGGTGACCGCGTTCGGCTCGCGGCACTCCCTGACGCGTAGGGGGGCCCGGCGGAGCTGCTCGGCTTCGAGACGCGGATTGACAGTCCCGAAGTGGTTGGAGTCGAGTATGTGCGCGCCGGGCAGCGCAGAGACAGGAGGTATTACAGGTACGACGGCCTCCCAGGAAGTCTCAATTACGTCGTCCACAACAACAGTTTTGCAAATGCGAAGCGAGCTCTCTACGAGCGTGTCTATTTCGTCCAGGTGGACGGGGTATTCGTAGAGACACCAAAGCCAAGCATCAACATTCGTAAGGAGCTTCGTCAGTTCTCTGTTGCTCTCACCAACCGTCTCCCCAAGACCGCCGCTAAGCCTGTGGACGAGTTCCACTTGAACTATAGTGGCCGCAGGAGGGACATATACGAGAGAGCAGAGGAGGGGCTTCGGGCGGTCCCCCTTCACAAGGGTGACAGCGTCTTACGATCGTTTGTTAAGGCGGAGAAGGTTAACGTCACCATAAAACCTGATCCCGCGCCGAGGTTGATCCAGCCAAGGTCACCTCGGTTCAACGCTGTTGTTGGAAGCTACATCAAGCATTTGGAGAAGCCATTATACGCCGGCATCGCCGGCGTATACGGCGGCCCCACTGTGCTGAAGGGGTACAACGCCGAGCAGAGCGGCCAGATCCTCCGCGACAAATGGGACTCTTTTGAGGACCCGGTCGCGGTTGACTTGGACGCCACAAGGTTCGATCAACACGTCAGCAGGGAGATGCTCGAGTGGGAACACTCCATCTACCTGTCGGCTTTCACCGGAGATGACCGCACCGCTTTAATTCCACTGCTGAGGCAGCAGTTGGATAACCGCGGTATCATCCGGTGCTCAGACGGAACCATTAAGTACAAGGTCAGCGGCTGCCGCATGAGTGGTGATATGAACACCGCCATGGGGAACTGCCTGATCATGTGTGCAATGGTGCATCGGCTGCTCGCTGAGAGAGGCATCAAGGGCCACTTGGCGAACAACGGCGATGACTGCGTCGTATTCTGCGAGAGGCGAGACGCTCCACGGTTAACCGAGGGGCTTTTCGACTGGTTTCTCAGGTACGGATTTCAGATCAAAGTCGGTGCAGTTGTGGACGTCTTCGAGAAGATCACCTTCTGCCAGATGCAGCCGCTGTGGGATGGCACACAGTGGCTGCTTGTGCGTGACCCACACGTATCCATGTCTAAAGACCGGTACACACTGGTTCCGCTGATAACTCCAAAGTTAAC